TCGCGAGCGACGGGTTCGGCTGCGCCGGCTGGACCTCGCCGATGGCCGTCGCCGCCGGCGCGCCGCGGCTGCCGAGCTGGATCGAGGCCTCGAAGTTGACGGGACCGTAGGGGCCGTTGAAGCCCGTCGCCTGCAGCGTCGTGCGGCGGTCGCCGACGGCGTTGCGGGCGACGACGTCCGCCATGTCGTAGCGGAGGTACGTGCCCATGAGCTTGCCCTGGTCCTCCAGGGTCTCGAACGACATCCAGACGACGCCCGGGTTGCCGTAGTTCGGCGGGTTGACGAGCCGGACGGACTCGTCGCGCATCCGCGAGGAGTCGAGGGCGGCGCCGCGGAGATCGTGGACCTTCGGGTTCGCCGCGGTGTGCGTCGCCTCGCAGGTGCGCTTGAGGCCGTCGAAGGCCGCGGCGTTCATCGTGGAGTCGCCGAAGAAGAGCTGGCGATCCATGAACTCCTTGATGTAGAGGCTCGCGTCCTTGTTCGCCTTGTCGAGCGCCGCCCCGCCGATCATGTTGCTGAGCAGCGTGATCGGGTGGCTGACGCGCTTCTTCAGCGAGACGTACTTCACCTTCGCGAGCAGGCGCTCGAAGTTCGAGTCGATCTCGGGCCCGACCGCCCCCTCCGCCGCCCACAGGTCGACCCGGGCGCCGAGGTCGGTCTGCCGGGTGTACTCGTGGACCGTGTTGGAGAGCTTCTGGTCGCTCTTCGGGAACTTCGGCCAGAACCGCAGGTGGTCCTGCTTGAAGGTCGCCCACTTGAGCGTGCCCTCGATGCTCTGCGTCATCAGCGCGCCGCCCGAACCGCCGCCCGCGTAGGTCGGCTCCGGGTAGCCCGCCTCCAGGGACTTCTGGATCTGCCGGTAGACCTGCATGTACTCCTGCACGTCCGCCTGCCCGAAGTCGCCCGCCCAGCCGCCGCCGAAGTCGCTGCCGCCGTCGTAAGCCATCGTCTTCCCATCCTTTCGCTGGTCCGGGCGTTGCCCGGCGTTCCTGCGGGGCCTACCCCGCCTTGCCGGTCAGCCGGGCCGGCTTACTGGATCAGGGGCACGTTCATCGCCGCGAGGTCGGCCGCCCGGAAGCGCCGCTCGGCGTCCAGGTTCGACCGGGCGTTGCTGATCTGGTCGATCCGCTCCTGCGGCTCGCCCGCGGTGACGGCGTTGTTGAGCGCGGCCTCGAGGCTCTTGCGGGCGACGCCGTAGGGCAGCGGCGCGTCGGCCGCGACCTGGTCGGCGGGCCGCTCGATCGGGGCCCCCGGGACGATCGTCTTGCGCGGCAGCGGGCGGGCCCCGAGCGCGGCGAGCTGGCCGGCGAGGCCGTCGATCCGGTCGTCGAGCGCCTTGCGGGCCTCCTCCTGGAACCTGAGCAGGTCGTAGAGCGCGCCCTGGTGCTCCATGATCTTGTCGAAGCGCTCGCCCAGCACGCCGATGCCGCCGGAGACGACCTCGAACGCCTTGACCACCTCGTCGCCGCCCGTGGCCTGGCCGGGCCAGCTCATGACGACCTGGCCGCCCTCGCGCAGGTGGGCGCCGATGTCCTTGAGCGCCGTCTCGACGTTCGCGTACAGCTCGCGGCCCTGCTCGTCGAAGCTCTTGGTGGCCTCGTCGCCGTCGGGCTCGCCGTGGCCGTAGCCGTCGGCGTCCTGCTGCGTCCACTCGACGCCGTGGGCCTTCGCGGCGAGCTGCTGGGTGTCCGGGTCGCACTTGCCGAAGCGCCGGGCGAACTCCGCCTTCTCCATGGTCTTCCTCCCGATGATGCGGCGCACCGGCCGCGCGTCGTGACTCTGCGTCAGAAGCGGAGCGCCGCTCCCGCCGCCCGAGTAGGTGGGGGTCGGGTGCCCGGCCTCCAAGGACTTCAGCGCCCAGTCGAGGCTCTTCAGGGCGGCCTCGAGCGGGGCGTGCTTGTTGATGGGGTGCCGGGTGATGCTGACGTCCATCACGAGGATGCGCGCCAGCGTCTTCCCGTCCTTCGCGGGGTGGCCCGACTCGTCCAGCCGGAGCAGGATCGGGCCCTGCACGGAGAACCCGATCTTGCGGGTCGCGAAGGGGTCGCGCTTGAGCGCGACGAGCAGGTCCCAGAGCTTCCGGTTGTCCGGGGTGTCGTAGAGGAAGCCCTCGACGACCCAGCCCTTGTGCCCGTCCGGCAGGTCGACCGGATAGACCGCCGTCGGCTCGCCCAGCCCGGCGTTCGCCGCCTTGTTGTGGATGTCGTTGAACCAGCCCCACTTCTTGAAGTAGGCCCAGTCGACGCCGTCCTGCAGGGCGGTCTCGCCCTGCATATCCTTGTGGTCCGTCGTCGCGACGCCGCGGATCCGCATCTTCGGCAGCGTCGCGGCGCTCTGACGGCTCGCGTCGAGATCCTTCTCCGCGTCGTCCGCCAGAGCCTCCGCCTCGAACCAGAACGACGCCTTGCCGCAGACGTTCTCTCCGGGGAGGAACTCCGGCGGCGGCGCATCGGTCCGGTGCTGCGGGGCGAAGACCATCGGCGACTCCAGGCCCGAGAACGCGAGAAGGGCGGCCAGCCCAGGAATCCTGGACCAACCGCCCCTCGCAGGAGCCTGCGGCGGCGTTGGAACGCCGCCGGACTCCGGTCCGCCGAACCGCGACCACGCGGCAGACGAACAACGGGCCTCTCGGCAGCCCCAAGACTACGGGCGCCGGAGACGCGCTGTCAAGCGCCGGGCGGAGACTTCAGCGCGACGATCCGCTGAAGCCGGATCGGATAGAGCGGGGTGTCGCGCCGGCAGCGCGGGCAGGGGATCTCCGCGACGAGGTCGCCGTCGTCGAACGACTTGAACGCGATGAGCCGCGATGGCACCCGCATCTTGAGCACGCCGCCCTCCTCGTGGGAGAGCACGGCGCCGCAGTGCTGGCAGGTCAGCACGCGACGGGCGGGGCGCGGCGCCCCGGCGACTCGGCGAATGACCGTGCTCAAGCCGTCGCTCCGCGCGGCGGGGGCCGCAGTTCCATCCGGTCATTCCAAGACCATCCGTTAGGTACACGGACCCCTCGGCACATACACCAGGGGTGATGAGACCCAACGACCGGCAGCCACTCCGCCTGCTTGCGGCCGACGTTCGTACCGTTGGCGCGCAGGTCGGCCAGCCGGAACACCTTGGGGCGTCCGTCGTCGTCGAGATAGGCGGACCGGCACTTCGGACAGGCGTCCGGGTTCGGAATCTTCGAGTACAGCACGTCGGGGCCGTGTTGCGACTCGTAGGCGTCCGCGGTGCCGTACTCCTGTGCTGTCGTCATTTCCGTCGTGGCGATCCGGAGCCAGTCCCGGGACCAGTCGCCGGACAGCTCGCCGAGCCGGCTCCGCAGGTGCGCCACGGTCTCCCGGCGGGCCAGCGCCTGGGCGGTCTCGTCCTTGATGACGCCGAGCAGCCGCTCCCGCAGCGCGGCATCCTCGGGGTTCACGGCGGAGAGGATCTGGTCCTCCATGCGGTTCCCGAGCGCCTTGCAGTGGTCGCCGGCCCACTGCCGGGCGTGGTCGACGGCGGCGAGCTCCCCGCGGGTGAGCGGCGCCGGCATCGTGGCGATCTCGGCCTTCACCGCCGACCACGGCGCCGCTGTGACGTCCAGCCCGGCCTGCGTCAGCCGGTCCCGGTAGAAGCCGAGCAGGTAGGCGTCCTGCACGGGGTCGACGGCGAGCGCCGCCGCCGGGTCGAGGTAGCCCCCAGCGACCAGCCGGCCGATCTCGTCGTCGTCGAGGCCGAGCGCCCCGGCCCCGAACAGCTCCGCCAGGAACCCCGTCCAGTGGTTCGCGACGAGCGCGCGCAGCTCCTTCAACTCCTTGGGGCCGAGCGGCATCATCGCGGCCGCTCCGCCTGCAGGAAGGTCGCGACGTCGTCCAGGATACGCGGCAGGCGGGCGGCGAACAGCGCCCCCATGCGGTCGACGAGGTCGCGCGACGGCCGCATCGGGTCGCGCGTGGGCGACGGCTGGCCCGCCCCGGCGTGGGCCTTGGCGACCGCTCGGGCGAGCACGTCGTCGAGGCTCTTGCGGGTCTCCTCCTCGCGCTCGACGAGCTCGCCCGGGTAGGTCTCCTCGATGGTGAAGCGCATCCCGCCTCCGTCAGAACAGGGTCCGCTGGCGCGGGTCGGTCCCGCCCTGCCCGCCGAAGAGGCTCCCCTGTCCGCCGGCCGGCTTCGCCCGGTTCGGCGCCGGCTCTCCGCGGAAGAGCGGCAGCGACTCCGAGGCCGGCTTGTCGGTGCGGTAGTTCCGGTCCTTCAGGTGGCCCTGGGCGCGCCGCAGGTTCGTCTGCAGGGCGAGCAGCCGGGTCCCGAGGTTGCCGCCCGAGGCGCCCTCGGATTCCGCTCGGCGCATCAGGCCCTTCAGCTCGACCAGCCCGCGCTCCGCGGCGTTGATGTAGCGCGCCAGGTGCTCGCGGCTCGACCACTCCCCGGTGCGCCCGTTGATGCGCTCGAGGCTCCCGAGCCGCCGGTCGATCTCGTCGGCGGACTGCTGGATGGCCGCCGAGACGTGGGTCTTGCGCGACGGCGGGCCGGCGAGGTCGGTCTGCTGGGCGCCCATCTCCAGGGTTGGCCGCCGCTCCGCGATTTGGCGGGCAAGGGTCTGCGAGACCACCGGCTTCGGCGGCGCCGCGGCCGGTCGGGGGGGCG